ATGAAGGCGAGGTAAACCAAGACCACGACATACAATATCCACTCATGCTCATACAACCACCAGAATCTACTATACCAGTTATTTATGAGGGAAGAGAATTATACTCTTTTGAAATAAATTTTTACAACTTATATTCTCAAGCATCACAATCAGTAGTGACCTTACAACAAAGATGGGATAATTTGCAAGATTTAGCAAACGAGTGGCTAGATTTAGTTTTAAAAAACTATCAAGATGTAACAGTAACAGCATACTTAAATGATGAAAGCATAGAGATAGAAAGAGTAAAAGAAGTGGCTAATGACAGATTAGTTCAAATAAAACTAAACTTTACAATGAGTGGCTTTACAAAATGCTTTAGACCTACATCTAACTTCCCAACAGACTACTCTAGTTTAATTGGATGGTTAAGTGCAGATAGCAACGCTACATTTAATATTGCTACTAAAAAATTAAGTACTTTAGGTGATAGAAGTGGGTATGCTCTTCCTGCCACTTTAGTACAAGAAACTGCAAGTAAGCAGCCGCTAAGGATTGGCTATGATGGTGCTAACGATAAAACGTATTTGTCTTTTAATGGTACTTCAGAAACGCTAATTTCTGACAATAGATTACAAGTGCTTTCAGACAGTTTTACAATTTTTGAGGTAAGTCAATTTGGTGCTGTTGGAGAGTATATTTTTCATTATGAACACACTTCTGCGTCAATAATAATTAAAATGCACTCTAGCGTTGCAACAAGGCTGCAAACTTCTTGCACGATTGCTGGCTCACAGACTTTGTCAAACGATATTGTTGTAGATGATGGCATATTGGGAACACCACACATATGTGCTATTAGAAGAGATGGGGCTTATAGTGGAACACAGGATTCTTTTAAAACATTGTTTTACAATAAACACTCACAACAATCATCAACAGATACAGCGAATACTTCTACTGGAAGTTTTGATGATGCAAACTTTTATGTTGGAAGTAGGCTTGGTGTAGCAAATTTTTTAAGCGGACAATTTAACGAATTAATAATTTATGATAGAGCATTAACAGATGCAGAGATAAATGATGTTGTGGGCTATCTAAATTTAAAATATAAAATATATTAAGATATGGCAGGTGTAAACGGAGATGTAAAATGGGGTATTGTGCCACTAGAATTTGATGGTAGTGATTTGGCTGGTGCTTTTTGGAGTAATAGAGGCAACTTTATTAAAAGTGCAAACACTCCATTACGATACCAAATAGTATGGGCAAAATCAGGGCTTACAGAAGATGTAGAGCCTTCCGCAGGGGCATATTCTGGTGCGAATGGAGACGTTGTATATATTAAATTTAAAATTCAAATACAAAAAGGTGATGGTAATTATACAACAATAGCAAATATATGTAAGACAAGAGATATTGTAAACAAAAGATATGACGATGAAACTGCTGCTTTTAATCATAGATTTACAATAGACATACAACAAATAATTGCAGACCAACTATCATACAGTCTATGCCCAATAGGCAAGGGGACTTGGCAAAGCACTAAATATGGTGGAATGAATGGAGGTGCTATAATGCAAGACAATGTTTTGTCAAACAGCCAGACTACAAGTGGTCAACCGATAAGTAATTTTAATGTTTCATTAAATGGGACATATAGAAGGGTAAGGGTTAAGGCAATTCCGTATATTATAAATGCTTCAGGACAAATAGTTGAGGTTAATGTAAGTGCCGACATAAAAACATCACAAGTAGTTTCATATATAAATAGCGTACATCAATTTGAACAAGACAAACTATATCTTTACGCCCATTTAATGCAAAATAGTTCGACAAGTTCAACATATCAAGCATACAAGTTTTTGTCTAGGTATGAGAACTTTTCTGCTGATTCTTCTGTACCTGTAAAAAAACCAATAAGAATAGATGAAGAGGCTGAGTATTTAAACTTTTACATAAGAAAGGCAGATTCTGATGACATAGGAGGGGCTGGTAATGATAGCGTAAGAGCAATGGGTATGTATGTAGAAACGTTTACTGCTGGTGGTAGTACAGAAAATCAGTTTTATGTGCGTGACTTTGAAGATAATTTAATTGTGGTAAGTGCTTCTGATGATTATTTTGCAGAAAACCAAAATGGTATGTTCACACAAAATATATCTCCAGGATATATAAATAATTTTGCTAGTTTAAAAACTTATGATTCTAGTGGTACTGGTGCTATTGCCAACCATTGGTCTGCGTATAGTGGAAGCAAAATAACAGCGTCAACAGTTTACTACAGAGTTAGCCTCAGAAGGTTTTCGCTTGACACTCCAGCAGACTTAAGAAGAACATCTGAATATAGATATTATTCTATAGATAGGGAAGACGCAAAAATACCTTATGGGTTTGTAAGGTTTCATTGGCTTAATGATTTTGGGTCTACAGATAGTTATACTTGCAAGAGAAATATTGCAGAGGGTTATTCTATAGGCAAGGGTATAATAGAGAGAAATAGCACAGATAGAACGTGGTATCAAGGCGACAAAGAAAGAATAGGTAGTACAGGTTCTTTTACAGGCAGCACTATTGCAGACAACACTCGTTATCATTCAGACACAATGAGAGGTGGTGATATTTATAAAGGGGGTAGAGAAGTGTTAAGCGTAAATGCAGAAAAAACTTTAAGTGTTTATACTGAACCCTTAAATGATGCAGATGCTAAGTGGCTATCAAAAATGATGTTGTCACCTAATGTGTGGATAGAAATGGATACAGATGCTACAAGTGAGGGGAAAGCAAGAAATTCTTATCTAAGACCATCAACAAAAGAATATATACCAGTAATAATAACAAATAGCGATGTTGAAACTGTAAATCAAGAAAGAGGCTTGGTTACTTTTAATATAGAATACACATTGTCTCATAAAGTAATGACACAAAGAAATTAAAATATGGCTGTAAAAATAGAAGTTTTAGATTATACTTTTGGACAGATTAGGGGGAATGAAATGATTTCTAATAGTGAGTTTAGCACCTCAACTGATTGGACTACTGGTGGTAGTTGGACTATATCAGGAGGAAAGGCAAGTCATGGAACTAATGTTAACGCTGTTGACTACTTACAATACTCAAATGTTACTTTTGAGCAGGGAAAAACATACCAAATAAAAATGCCAATTGATGGTGTAACACAGGGAAGTATAATTCTAGCAAATCACTTGGCAGGTGGTGCTAATGGCTTTAACAATAGTCAAACTGGTAGCAATTTCATAACATATCAATGGGTTCAGGGGTCTTCAAATACAGATAAATTAAGTATAGGCTGTATAAATGGTTGGAATGGGGAGATAGACTACATACACATATCAGAAATTAGTGGAATTGATTGGAAAAACAGTATTGTAGGTAGTTTAGATGTAACCGACCACACAGACTTTCCTCTAGCCTTAACCTTTCAAATATCTGACATTAGAGATATAACTGCTACTACTGGTGATTACAGCAAAACATTTAAAATACCTGCAACAAAAAACAACAATAATATATTTCATCATATATACGACCCTAAGACAACTGATTTACCTAACTATAATGATGACCTTGATTATATATTAACTCAAAAAAAATCTGCAACTAGAGAGATGCCATGTAGAATACTTGTTAATGATTTTTATTCTCTAGTAGGTAACTTAAGAGTTAAGGGTGTTGGTGCTCATGGTAAAACACCAGATTATTATGACTGTGTTTATTTTGGTAACAATTTAGGGTGGGCTAAATCAGTATCAGATGGCTACCTTAAAGACCTTGACTGGGGAAGTACCTATGAAGATTTAGAGTACAATAAAACTAAAATTATGGCTACTTGGCAATACGAAGATTGTGATGCGGCTACAAATGCGTCAGCACCTGCGATGGTTTACCCTATAGTTTCTTATGGTGATTATAATATAGGTGGCGAGGATAAAACAATACAATTGTTTGACACCAGAAATGATTATAATGCGAGAAGTGGCAGCAGTTTTGGTGCGGCAAGTTATGCTGGGTATACTGACGGTGGCTCTTTTTTTGGTACTTTACCTCAATCAGATTGGCGACCAGCAATATTTGTAAAAACAACTTTAGAGAAAATATTTCAGGCTCAAGGATATAGCATATCTTCAAACTTTATGAATCAGTCTATGTTTAAAAAATTAGTTTGGTTGCTTCCAAACTTTAAAAGAAACAATGAAAGTTCTGATGCTCTTTACCAGAAAAACTCTTTTGAATCAACACTTACTAATGGAGTGACAAGTACAACAAATAGTATCACCAACCCTACAACTAATCCAGCAGGGACTACAAATTCTGCTGGAGTTCCTTTTGAAGTGCAGATTTCAGAAAACAATATAGGTAAGTTTTTTGCTGCTACTATTAAGAAAAGCCAAGGCACATTGCATTTAACAGGCTCTAGTAGGCAGGTGGTTGATTTAAGCACAAGTAATCTTAACATAAGTTTAGAGGCAAGTACATCTTTAGATGCAAGTACAGATGAAATAACTATTGGAGAGTATGGCTACTACACTATTCAACTGACAGGTATTATGAGCAGGGTCGCAAGGGCATATCGAGCAACAGGTCTAACCAGTAAAGATTTGCATGAAACAAAGTCAGCAATAAACCTAGAAGTTAAAACAGTAGGACAATCATCGTGGAATATTATAGATAATTCAGAACAAACACATCATCCAACAAATATTAGTAATGGGGCAGGCGTTGATGAAAATAAACCTTCAGGGTCTGGTTTTAAATCTCACTATGATATAGAAGTTGGTGGCGATGCAACTAAATTGTTTTTAAATAAAGGTGATAAAATTAGATTAACTTTTGGGGCTCAGATAACTGATGCTTCAGCACCTGATACTCTGCCGTTTAAATTATATCATTTTTTTGCTGCAAAATCATCTAGTTTGTTTCAGATACGTCTAGACCCTAAAATAGTTTATTTTGGTCAGCCTTATGATTTAAAAGATGTTATTGAACCTGAACATAAACAAATAGATTTTGTTAAGGGAGTTGCTCACGCTTTTAATCTTAAAATTTCTACTGACCAATTAAACAAAGTTGTTACAATAGAGCCTTTTAATGATTTCTACAAAAAATATGGAGAGGCTTTAGATTGGACAGCAAAGTTGGATAGAAGCAAACAAATAAATGACAACTTTATAAAAAACAACATAAAAAGAAATGTTGTTTACAAATATAAAAGTGATTCAAAAGATGCACAGGTTAAACATAGAGGGTTAGCATACTTTAAGGGGGTTGAAGATGAATACCCATACATAGAAGAACTGCCTTCTGAGTTTGAAAGAGGAGTTAGTATTTTTGAGAATCCATTTTTTGCAGGTACTTATAATGGAAGAGATTTTGACACGCAAGGCACATATTCTAGTGACCCTCATTATTCTGGTTGCTTATGGGAGGTTCAAAGCAGCGATGCCTCTAGTAGGGATAGTGTTCCAAAAGGATTTGATTTTCAACCAAGACTTTTATATTGGAATAAATACTCTCCAACTTTAACTGACATTCAAACTTCTGGCACAAAATTTGTTGACGTACAAACATGGGCTAATGGAAATCGCGACTATATTCAAGGCTCAACTTTTGCGGCAGCCAATCCACCACCAGCAACCAGTTCTATTGGTGCACCTTATTATTTAGGTGGCGTTTATCCACAAGCAACATCTATAGACAGGTTTAGCACCAGCAGTCCTGTTTTATCATATGGTAATGTTTGGCGAAAGAATTATGACCCTGCTACCGATACTTATGGGTCTCCAGAAGCAGGAAAAGGTCTTTATGAAACTTATTATAAAAAAATGTTTGAAATGATGTTGTTAAACCCTAGAGTTAGAACTGCTTATATTGATTTAAAGATTTCAGATATAGTAAATTTAGACTTTAGAAAATTAGTATATATAGATGGTGTTTATTGGAGAATAAACAGAGTTATAGATTATTTTCCAAACGACAACAAAACTACAAAAGTAGAATTAGTTCAATGGCTAGAATTAGGTACATTTGCAGCATCAACACCTGCATTGGGTACTGGTAATGGCGGTAATCCAAACAACTATGGTGTTGGTATTTATGATTATAACGATAATGGAGTCGGAGAGATTGGCACATTGGCAGCAGGATAGTAAAATATAATAAAAATTATGACAGTAAATATAACTTCAAGAGGTATAGCAAACATGAGTGGACTAGAAGTTTTTAGTTCAATAGACAACTATAATGGTGAGTATGTTAACTGGGGAGATGCGTTTTCTTATGTGACTCAATTAACTTCAGACCCAGACTATACAGTAAGTGCTTCAGCAGCCGACCCACATATAGATGCCCTAGTCAACGCACCACAAACCTCAGCAGGTCAATGGATGCGTTATCATACAGATACAGGGGGGTCTTATAGTGGAACAACAGCACCAACAAGTGCACATGGACTTTTTACTTTTAATGGTCAAATGGGAGAGATTAATCCGTCTTATAGTGGGGCTTATCAAATGATGTCTTTAGACGCTGGAACTGAATATGAAATTAGGGTTCTAACATCAATACATACAGGTACAGGTAGTTTATATGTAAATGTATACTCACCAAAATCAGATACATTTGATTTAATTTCTACTAAAACTATAACATACCCTGTTACAAGAACTAGCACAGCGTTAATAACATCTACTTTTACTGCTGTAACTGCTAATGATATTCTTGTTTTGTATTTTACAACAAGCGAAACCTCAGCACAAACAGCAAGTATTTGCAATGTAACTGTACAGCATAAAGAAAATTTTCTTGCACCAATATATTCAGAAGATAAAAATGGTAATGCACACAAAGTTTTAAGAAGAAGTTTTGGTAACGAAGCACTAAACACATAATGAAAGCATTTAAACATACAAATAGAACGCTACATGGTGTTGGTGATATGCTAAGAAAGGGATTGCAAGATGAGTTAAAGTTTCAAAAGCATAACGCTACAGGTAGACTAAGTAGAGGATTAAAATTTAACATCATAAAAAAAGGGGTAAGTATTTTAAATGTAACCTCATCTGTTGCGTATTGGAAGGCTGTAAACAATCCTGCATTTGCAAAAGCCCCTAATTTAAGAGAAATCCAAAAATGGGTAAGCACAAAGGGATTGCCTTTAAATTCTGCTTTTTCAATATTTAAAAAATTAAAAAATAATTATGGTAAGCCTTATGTTTTTTGGACAGAGGGTAATAGGTTAAGAAGAACAAACTTTGCAGGTTATGTAGCAAATAAATTTAGCAAAAAAGTTGCAGAAACACTAGCACCATCTGTAGGAGTAGATGTGGCAAATATGATTTCACAACAAATTAAAAAGAATACAAAAGCAAATGTTACTAAAGCATTTTAATATATAAAGATATGGCAAATACAGAAAAGATAGTAGTACAGGTAGTCGTACAAGGAGAGAAAGATTTACAAAGATTAGAAAAAAGAGCAGGGACAACAACTAAGAGTTTTGCAAGAATGGCTGCTGGAATTGCTGGGGCAGTTGCTGCCTTTAGGGCGGTTTCAAGTGCTGTTGGTTCAGCAATAAATACATTCAAGGGGTTTGAGTTTCAAATGGCTAAAGTTAGAGCAACTACTGGGGCTAGTGATAAGGATTTTAAGAAACTAAATGCTTCAGCACAACAATTAGGTAGGACTACATTCTTTACTGCTTCACAGGTAGGGGCTTTACAAATGAATTTTGCTAAGTTAGGGTTTACTACTTCTGAGATATTAGATGCTCAAGAAGCAACATTAAGATTAGCAACTGCAACAGGTAGTGATTTAGCAAGAGCAGCAGTAGTAGCAGGAGCAGCAGTAAGAGGTTTTAATTTAGATGCATCAGAAACTGAAAGAGTAGTTGATGTAATGGCTGTAGCATTTACAAGTTCTGCTTTAGATATAGAGAAATTTCAAACTTCCATGACTAAGGTTGCTCCTATTGCCGCAGGGGCTGGCATATCTATCGAGAGTACAACAGCAGTTATGGGTAAATTAACTGACGCAGGTATAGAGGCGTCTATTGCAGGGACATCTTTAAGAAATATATTTCTGAAAATGCAAGATTCATCTTCAGATTTAGCACAACACTTAGGATTTACAGTTAAGAGTAGTGCAGATTTAGAAAAAGCATTAAAGCAATTAAATTCAGAAGGACTTTCAAACGAAGAGATAATGCAACTTGTAGACATAAGGCAAGTAGCAGCGTTTGCGACAATGGTTAATGGAACTGACGCCATTCTAAATATGACAGATGCTTTACATGATGCTAATGGTGCTGCTCAAGAAATGGCAGATATTATGGCTAACACGTTAGAAGGAGACCTTATTACTGCTAAATCTGCATGGGAGGGGTTTACGATAGCGATTATGGAGGGTTCTGGTAATATATCTAAATTTTTAAGAAACGTCGTTCAAACCTTTACTTTCGCATTGAACGAATTTTCAGATAGTTTTAAGGATAGCGACCAAATTGCAGCAGATATGTTTACTAATGCTACGGAAACTGCAAAACAAGAAACAAAAAAACTAATTAAAGATAGAGGAGAGTTTGGTACTACTTATTCTAGGCAATTACATGAAGAAATGCATCTTCTAAAGCAAACTTTAAGAAGAAAAGAGGCAGATGTAAAAAAATCAGAAGATAAACTTGTTGAATTAACAGGTGATGGGAGTAAGGCAAGGATGTTTTTTTATAAGCAAGAAATTACTGAAGAAGAAAAAAGACTTACAGAGAGAAAGAATATATTTGAAGCAACAAAAAAAACTATAGAAGATTTAGCAGAAGAAGTTGAGGTTCAAAAGAAAAAAGAAGCATCTGCCTTAGAAATCGCAGATTTAAAACAATTTCAAAAAGATCAACAAGCACTAAGAGACAAAGAAAAAGCAGAGGCTAAAAAGAAAAGGAAACAAGAGAAGGATAGAAAAGAGGCTTTAGAAAGAGAAAAGGCAGATTTTAAAGAAAGTCAAAATGCATTTAAAATAGCACTTCAAGAAGAGTTAAATGCTGATAAACAAAATCTAATAGATGGGTTAATAACAGAAGAAGAGTTTAACAATAGAAAATTTGAAGCGGAGCAGGCACATCTCGAAAATATGAAAAATCTTAACATTGCCTATGGTGAAGATGTAACCGCTATAAATAGCCAAATATTGGACAATGAGTTAAAAATGATTGGCGAAAGGGCTGCCGCTCAGGCAAAGGCTGCTCAACAAAAACTAGAAGATGATGCAAAAGAAAAGAAAGAGAGAACGGATAAGATTCAACAAATGGAGGATATTGGGAATCAATTAATCTTTATTGCTGGTGAAGAAGAAAACTTAAATGCTGTTAAAAAAGCAGGTATAGCAATATCACAAGCAGCAGCATTAGCAAAGAGTTTTGAGGCAATGGCTGAGTATGGTAAGGCAATATCAAGTGCTGCGGCAGAATCTCCATGGTGGATGAAAATTATAAATGTAGTAGGTTTAATATCTGCGATGGCATCTACACTAAGTTTGATTAAATCTATTAAAAATTCTTTTGGAGATGGAGGTGTGATAGAAGAGTTTGCAAATGGCGGTATGATAGAAGAGTTTGCAAATGGAGGTATGGTACATGGCAAGTCACACGCACAGGGTGGTGAGAAGTTTGCAGTAGGTGGTAGAGTAGTAGAACTAGAAGGTGGTGAGGCTGTTATAAATAAAAGAAGTACAGCAATGTTTAGAAATCAATTGTCAGCAATGAACGCAGCAGGAGGTGGTGTTAAGTT